GGCAACGGGGACAACCTGCGTGTTAGCGCCGATAATTGGCACTTTATCGGAGCCATTTCGATAATTTTTAAGCCGCCGTAAGTCCCCCGTAAGCCGCTGATATACCTATATGTTATAAAAAAAAAATCTCTTTTTATATTTATTATCGGATTATCGGCGAAGATTCGTTCATCCTAAGTTTTCATTTTCACCCCCCGTGGATAGTCTCCGATAATTTTTCAATTCACGGAGATCGCCGCCCCACGGAGGTGGGGGGTAAATATAAGTAAAGCGATGCGTGCAAATCGCGGTATTGGAGGTATGAGGTACTCGCCGATGTACAGTTGCCCACGTTGTGCCGCTATAGCTTCCGGAACCATACAAACTACAGTGCCCCTGCCGGGTCCCACGAAGTTCGGCGCGTTAGATGTGCTTGAGATCGGCGAAAGCGCGATCTATCCCCTTATCGACTATTCTTCGTTGTGTGCAGCCGTCACCCTTCGTAAGACTCGCCGTAACAAACGATTCACCCGCCGCACCAAAGGCCAGTTCGTTCGGGTGTGGCGGACCGCCTGAGATATTTCCCAAATCTGGGTATTAGTAGACATTGCATGTCTACTTCCTCGCCCCACGGCCATAGCCAGCCGTGGGGTTCTCTTTGCCCGGTCACTCTTCTGCTGCCGCCGCCCGGCTGCTGAACCAGCCGTCCATGTCGGCAACGTTGACCCTGAACTCGCCGAGCGTATCGGGGTCGCGACGAATCATCCGCGTGGCCCGCTTCCGCCGTACTCGGCTCAGCCCAGTCCAGTCGCCGTTTTGCCCTTCGGACAAACTCGCAAGATACTCGCCCAGTCCCGCCCGCAGGGGATCGCTGGACGTACACAGCTCCACGGACGCTCTTATGATTTGCCGCTTCATTTCGGGCCGGTGGATTTTGAATTCCGTCGCCACCATTTTCAGGTTCCGGACCTGCCTGAACCGGATTATCCAGCAGGCAACGTCCGCTTCGAGGTACGACCGGAGACAATCATCGCTCGGTACACCGCCCGCCAATGCGTAGAACGCCAATAGCCGCGTCGCTTTAATCTGCCGCGCGGACACCAGCGTCTGCGTCTCACCTATCACTTTTCCCACCAGGTGCTGCGGCTTGCCCAACAGGTGATAACTCAGCAGCAGCAGGCGGTCGTCCGGACGCAGCAGCGCCACATACTTCAAAAACGTCGCGAAATTGTTCTTTATAAACGTGGGCAGCTCTTCGGCGCCGCCGACGGTTTCAGCCGACAACAGAGTGTTTCCTGCCAGCCACTCATCGGGATCGACCAGCAGCGCACGGGCGTCGCTGATGCTGCCCATGTAATTCGCTATCAGTGGGTCGTCTTGGCTCATGGGAACTAATACGGCGAGTATTAACTTACATGGCAAGCTTAGTTTACGTACTTCACGACGTCCAGATAGGTAAGGTATTCGCGGTGGTCACCGACCTCGAAGTAGCTCAGACTTGGCTCGGCTATGACCCTGCCTTTGCCTACTCTGAGTGCGAAGTCGATGATTTTACAAATGTGAACGGGATCGCGGATGAGATTGAAGCCGCTGAGGAGGAAAAATGCCAGAAGATATAGCACCGAAAGTAAAATGCACACACCCCGATTTACGCAGTTTTACGTTTGCCGACGGCAAGGTCATTTCTATGTGCCCAGCCTGTACCGATTTCGACGCAGCACGCGCTAAGATTTTGCAGGGCAAATAGTTAGAGGCACAATTGGCACCACGTAAAAAACCTAAAACGAAAAGAACTACGGTAACTCTCCGAAAGCGTACTTGGCGAGACTACTCCGACGCCGTTCATCCAGCTTTCAATTCGCTGCCGTGTGCTCAATCTCTGCGGCCCGGTTTGCAGCTTATGCAGGACTTAGTCAACGGTTCCAGCGTTGCTCGTGCCATCATCGCCGCCTGGAATCCGCGTCTGTTTCTTAGCCGGTACATCGTTGTAATTTATGAGTAACTCAATTCAAGAATCCTATCTTGCGTACAAACAGGGCACGCTGCCCCTGCAAGCCCTGCTGCTGGCGTCGCGGGCGTTTGTGGTAGGTATCGCCCGTCTGGAAGGCAGCGACCGCGCCGACGCGGAAGATTTAGCTCAGCAGGCTTGCGTGGCTGTGTGGCGACGTGTGGATAGGTTTGACGGGGCGCGGGCAAGTTACCCGACGTGGCTTCGCGGGATTCTTCGCGGGGTCATCTACGACAAATTCCGGCACGCCCAAGTCAAAGAGGCAAACGCCGAAATCGTCGGGATGCCTCAGCACGAGTTGGTTCGTGACGATCTCGCGGATGCGACGTTTCACACGCCAGAACAACTGAAAGTGAAGCTGACGGCGGACCAAACCGCCCTCGTTCGCGCTCTTGGAGACGGGCTCGAAATGAGGGACATCGCGCTTTCAATGGGGCTGACTCTCAAGGTCGTTCAACAAAGATTTTACAGAATTATTAGTAAGTGCCGTGGATAATTCGTAAATTTTACGTTTAGGTACAGTTAGGACGGGAGCCCTGTTTCAGTTTGAGCTGAATTCGCTCCGCTGCGACGGCTGCGGATTAAGGATCGAGATTCCGGTGCGGGTGAAACGCGACGCAGAGGACTTGATAAATTACGCCCAGGAGCAGGACGAGATACATATTTGCAAAGGTCTCGCCGGTAGACACGACGGGCGGTTGCCCAATGTCATACGGTAGCCAGCGAGCTGCCAACCGGCACAGTCTTACCAGCCCGAGGCCGAGGCGCCTGTCAAGGGCGCCCATCGGGCCTACATTGAGGATTCATGAGCACACCCGATAATCCGTACATCGTCGCGAAAGCAACTCTGGATGTGCTTCGCGAAATTCGCGACTCGATTCGCGAGATTGCCGACAACACTGGCAAGACGCCGCAGGAATTGCAGATTCGAAAGCAAGAAAAAGCTGTTAAGTCCGCACCGATCTCAATCGGTCAGAATCACAAGGAGACGAGATAAATGTCCACACCAGTAGTTACACCCGTCGTTCAAAAGCAGGAACCACCAAAGAAGGCTGTATCTTATGCCGACGCCCGCAGGGAAGCTGACGCAGCCGACCTCGCAGTTCAGGACGCCGAACGCGCCTTGGCTGCGGCTATCGCGGTGCGTGGTAACAAGCACAACGCCGCCGCCGAGATTGGCTGGCACGAGTCTGTTGACCGCGCCACGGTTGAGCATAAGCACAATGATGAGATTCGTGCAAAAGAGCACGCCGACGCATGTGATAGGGCGCATGTACGCGAGAAGGATGTCAAGGCAGACAAGTAATGCCGGCGCAGCCACCACGCCCGTGTCAGGCGCCAAGTTGCCCGAATCTGACGCATGAGAATTTCTGCCCAACACATAAAACGGCGTGGAGCAGACAGTCATCAGCAAAACGAGGTTACGGACATCGCTGGAGAATGTGGCGCTTAGAGTATTTGAGCCATGATCCCCTTTGTGTCCACTGCCTCAAAGCAGGCATGGTTGTATTGGCGACCGATCTGCATCACCCGTTGAAGGTGCTGTCTTATCCGCACCTACAATTTGTTGAGAGCAACGTCGTGCCGCTCTGTCGCGCCTGCCACACGCGCCAAACAGCCTTGGGCTTCTGACGTACGTTTACAGATCAGCCATCAATACAGTAATGCAGATTCCACGGGGGATAGGCACCCTCAAAACATTTCCTGATCGCTGCGGTTCGTGACCCCAAGCCAATTTTTACGGTCGCGAATTGGAAGGTCGGGGTATAAAGCCAGCAAATGAAGATTTCCGACCTCATCACCGACTCACACAACTGTAATCGCGGCACCAAACGCGGCTCCGACCTCGTACAGAGGTCCCTCAGAGACTACGGCGCGGGTCGCTCCGTCCTGGTGGACAAGAACTTCAACATCCTGGCCGGTAACGCGACGGTGAGAAGCGCGACCGGCGCGGGGATCGACGAGGATGCAGTTGTTGTCGAGAGTGACGGGACCAAATTGATTGTGGTCCGACGCATGGACCTGGACATCAACTCACCCAAGGCAAAGGCCCTGGCCGTCGCGGATAACCGCACCAGCGAACTCGGCCTGGAGTGGGACCCGGATGTACTCCGCGACCTATCGGGCGAGATAGACCTACAACCATTCTTCGACACCAGCGAGTTGAAAGAGCTAGGTGTCACAGAGACGGCCATAAATGTAAATGACATCGGCATCGGCGACGCTCCACCCGACAGCCGCTACAAGGCTCAGTATGGCGTGATTGTAGTTTGCAAGGACGAAGCCGAGCAGCGGGACGTGTACGACCGGCTATCCGGCGAGGGTCTGGAGTGTAAGGTCGTGGTGACCTGATGGATTTGCAAGTGCGTAACTCATGCAAGGATTTCAACAGCTACCGAGCGGCCCGCGTTAAATCACTTTTCAACGCCGAGTCGGGTGCGGAGTTTAACCTCGACGCCGCCCTCGATATTGACGATAAAGACTGGAAGCTTGGAGTCATCGTCGGACCCTCCGGCTCCGGCAAGTCATCGCTTGGCCGCATGATCCTCGGCCCGGACGCGGTGTACTCACCGGATGGATGGCCGACAGATAAACCAATCGTCGATGCCATCGCGCCGGACGGGGATTTCGATGCCGTTACGAACGCGCTTGCTACGGTCGGTCTCGGCTCTGTTCCATGCTGGCTGCGGCCTTACTACGCACTGTCTAACGGTGAGCGGTTCCGGGCTGATTTAGCGCGAGTCATCAGCGAAGCCCCGGCAGGGGTAGTTATAGACGAGTTTTCCAGCGTCGTTGACCGGCAGATTGCTAAGTTCGGGGCGCTGGCTTTCCAGAAGGCGTGGAAGCGAACAGGCGGGCGGTGTGTACTCCTGTCTTGTCATTACGATGTACTCGATTGGTTGGAGCCGGACTGGGTGTACGACACCGCGAAGCAAAGCTTTGCTAGGGGGTCACTTTGGCGCAGGCCAAAGTTTGACCTCCAGATTCAACAGACGGACGCAAGTTACTGGCCGCTGTTTAAGCCTCATTACTATTTAGACCTTCACCTCCCCGTCGCCGCTCAATACTTCGTTGGAACGGTCGAGGGTGAGCCGGTCTGTCACATGGCCATGTGTACGATGAGCAAAGGCAAAAATGCCTTCGAGGGACGCGGCACACGCTTGGTAGTTATGCCTGAATGGCAGGGCGCGGGTGTGGGGATGCGATTCCTCAATACCATTTGCGATATGTGGCGACGCGGTGAGAACAAGTGGGGTAAGCCCGTCACTACTGTTTTTCACACGTCTCATCCGGGGCTGTGCGCGGGCCTTCGCCGCGACCCTAAGTGGCGCCAGCTATCGGCGATTCTATACGGCGCTAACAAGGTCAGCAGCAGGAAATCCCTCGCGGGGTCGGCGCGTCACCAAGGTAAAGGGGCGGTCGGCGCTGGCACCGGGTACGGCGGGCACTTTCGAGCCGTTCAAGGATTCCGGTATTACGGCTAGACGGCTAAGTAATGAATATCTTTCTATGCGGTCAGAAACATTTCGGCGCGAGCGCTCTCGAAGCCGTCATCGCCGGGAATTACAGGATCATCGGCGTGTCTTCCCCGCCGTTCTCCGACCGCTTATCGACAGACGGCGTTCAAGTATTCGACCGTCTCCGGGCAACAGCGGAGCGGCTTGGCATCCCGTGGCAACCCCAGGTTCGGGCGGAGTCACTGCCGACCGGGACGGACATCATCGTCGCGGCCCACTCGCACGATTTCATCGGGCGCAAGACGCGGGCGAAGGCGCGGTTTGGGGCCATCGGCTACCACCCGTCGCTCCTCCCGCTACACAGGGGTCGTGATGCCGTCCGTTGGGCGGTCCACGGCGGCGACAAGATTACGGGCGGCTCTGTCTACTGGCTGACCGACAGCATCGACTGTGGGGCGATTGCGGCTCAACAGCACGTATTTATTCGACCGGGCGAAACCGTCGAGACATTGTGGCGGGAGCAGCTTGCTCCGCTTGGCATCCGGCTACTTCTCAAGGCGCTGGCCGATATAGATAGCGGCCTCGCGGTCAGGGTGCCTCAGGACAACCGCTGTGCTACCTGGGAGCCGTCGTTCGACGTTGCGCCCCTGTACCGACCTGAGTTGCCTCAGCTTGGCGACGGAGGTCTCCGCTTCGAGGTGGAGCGGCTCGACGGCGACGGGGGTTTAGATTATGGCAGGCAGACGACCAAAACCGACGAACCTCAAACTCATAGCGGGCAATCCAGGTCATCGGCCTATCAACGTCTCTGAGCCTAAACCGACTGGCATTCCAACTTGCCCGCGTCATCTCGACAAAGAGGCTAAGACGGAGTGGAAGCGCATCTCTGCTGAACTCGTCACCCTCGGATTGCTTACGAGCGTGGATCGTGCAGCACTCGCCGGATATTGTGCGTCTTGGTCGCGGTGGGTAGCGGCAGAGTTAGAGATTCAGAAGTTCGGCCTCGTCATCAAGGCGGGCAAATCGGGTTACCCGATTCCTAGTCCCTACGTCGGGATCGCCAACGTGGCGCTCGATAAATTACATAAGTTCGCGACTGAGTTTGGATTGACCCCAAGCAGCCGCTCCCGAGTGCAGGGCGCCCCGCAGCAGGGCGGAACGGCTTCACCCTTCGCAAAGTTCGCAGCGTGATGAATGACCCATGCAGAGAGATGCACACAATACGCGCTCGACATAGCCGCCGGCATCGTGCCGGCATGTCACTGGATCAAGCTGGCTGCGGCTAGACATCTGGAGAATTTAGAACGACCGGACTTTCCGTACATCTTCGATGCCAACGCCGCCAACAGAGCGTGCGAATTCATCGAATTGCTTCCTCACGTCAAAGGCAGATGGGCAGCACGTCGGGAAAAACTGAAGCTTGAAGCGCATCAGTGTTTCATTGTGTGCAGTCTCTTTGGATGGCTCAGTAAAGAGGACGGCTTTAGGCGATTCAGAGAAGCGTATATCTGTATGCCACGCAAGAACGGCAAGAGCCCCTTAGCCGCAGCAATCGGGCTTTACATGCTTGTGGCCGACAACGAGGCTGGCGCCGAAGTCGTATGCGGCGCCGGAAGTGAGAAGCAGGCTTGGTATGTTTTTGGCCCCGCTCGGGCGATGGTTCAGAAGACTCCGGACCTAAGCAAAGTTTTAGGCATCACGGCGAATGCACGTTCACTTACCGTCGATGCTACGGGCTCCTCGTTCGTTCCGGTTATCGGGCGTCCGCCCGACGGCGGGTCGATCTCATGCGGTATCGCAGATGAGTTTCATGAGGCTGTGGTGCCCGATTTGTACGACACCCTGAAGACGGGGATGGTCGGTCGAGAGCAACCACTCTTGATGACTATCACGACTGCGGGCTTTGACACCGCCAGCGCATGTTACGGCCTGCAAGAGACAGCACAGAAGGTGCTCGAAGGATCGCTCATTGATGAGCAGTTGTTTTCGGTGATATATACCATTGACCTGGAAACAGACTGGACAACTGAAGCCGCATTATGGATGGCAAACCCAAACCTGGGCGTGTCCGTCAGCCTTGCGACACTGCTTCATGATCAGCAGCAGGCCGTGCAAAACGCCACCAAAAAGGGCGTCTATTGCACGAAGCATTTATGCGTTTGGATGACAGCGGCGTCCGCTTACTTCAATATGGTCGATTGGGCGCGCTGCCAAGACACCACATTGAACGAAGAAGATTTCAAGTACGACACGCTGTACCTCGGCGTTGACCTTGCCAGCGTGCTCGACTTATCGGCGGTCATCAAGGTGTATGTGCGGAGCCTCGAAGGAAAGCTGCACTACTATGTTTTCGCTCGGCACTATTTACCGGAAGACCGTATTGCCGATCCTTCAAACCAAACCTATCAAAAGTGGGCTGAAGAAGGCTTCCTCACTGCTTGTGACGGCGCGTCTTTGGATTATGCGCTCTTGAAAGCTGACCTGACGAAAGACATCGACGGTCATAACGTCGTCGGTGTTTGCTATGACAAGCGATATGCGGATCAGGTGATGCAGGAATTGAATTACTCAACCGGCGTGACCACGATTGAAGTGCCGCAGAAGGTTGAATATCTCAGCTTGCCTATGAAGGCGCTCGACGCCGCGATACAAGAGGGCAGAGTGCACCACCCACTCGACCCTGTATTGGCGTGGTGCCTCTCCAATGTGGTCAGCAAACCACGCGGGCCGAACGAAGACGTGTATCCGGACAAGCTGAAACCCGCCGCGAAAATCGACGGAGCCGTGGCCTTGATAACTGCCATGAACCGAGCTATAACTTGTGACTCAACCGCGAACAACGCAGATTTTGGCTTCTTTATCGGGTAGCCAGAGAGCATTAAATGCCAAAATTCAGCACTCAGATCGCTGGCTTCTTTCGCGGGATCGCGAAGTCTTTTCGCTCAGGCTCCCTATCTCCCAGTGCGATTTTTTCTTGGCTTCACAGCAGTGAATCGTCGGCGGCGGGCGAGATAGTCAACGAGAGCAACGCCCTCAAGATTACGACCGTTTACGGGTCGGTGAGAGTCATTGCAGAGTCCATCGCGTCCCTACCGCTGAAACTCATGGAGCGCACCGCAGGCGGTCATCAGGAAGCAGTCGAGCAGAACCTGCATTATCTCTTGAGCGTCGAAGCGAACCCGGAAATGAGCGCATACACGTGGATCGAAACATTGGTCGGTTCCGCAGCACTTACCGGAAATGGTTTCAGTGAAATCGAGCGCAACAAAAACTCCGGTCAGGTAGTCGCGTTGTGGCCGCTCCATCCGTTCAAGACGATGGCGAAGCGTGACCCATCGACGCACCTGATTTACTACGAGACCAGCGATGGGATGCCGCTTAATCAGACCCGCAAGATCGCCGAAGAGGACATGATCCACCTCAGACTTTTCAGTCTGGATGGGCTGTCAGGAATCTCGCCGGTTGAAATGTGCCGTCAGACTCTCGGTCTCGCGATGGCCATGGAGAAGTCCGGCGCTCGTCACTTTGGAAACGGTTCTAATCCCGGTGGGATTATGACCAACAAAAACAAGCTCGACCCGAAGGCTCAAGTAGAAATGCGTGAGTCTTGGAACCAGCAACAGGGCGGCGTAAATCAAGGCAAGACCGCGTTTTTGTTCGGGTCCGAGTGGACCTATCAGCAGCTAGGTTTGAGCAACGAGAACTCTCAGTGGATAGAGAGCCGTGCATTTACACGTGCAGATATTGCGATGGGAATCTTCCGCGTGCCTCCGCACATGGTCGGTTCCGAAACGAAGATGCCTGGGTCTGGCGCCGAACAGATGGCATTGCAGTTTGTCACGTTTTGTCTTCAACCTTGGCTAACTCGCTTTGAGCAAGAGTTAGTGCGTAAGTTAACGCCGACTCAGGGCAGAAAAGCGAATAAGTATTTCATTGAGTTTTCTGTTGACGCCATCTTAAGGTGCGACGTAAAAGCTACCAACGAAGCGTTGCAACTGGGCCGCATAGGCGGCTATCTGACGGGCAACGATTGCCGAAAGAAACTGGGCATGAATCCCGCCGATCCAAGCACGGGCATGGACTGTTATTGGATGCCGGTGAACTACCAGAACTCTGCGCGCCTGTTGGATACGGAGAGCCTGCAAGACCAGCCAGTCGATGCAGACCCCGTGGCGCCAACAGCGGCTGAAAAGAATATGCTCGGTCACTTTACGCGGGCGTACATAACGATCTTTGCTGACGCATTCAAGCGGCTTTCTACCCGCAAGACACGTGATTACGGCGCCATTCGGGCGTTGTTCTTGCCTGTTCTTACCAGCATTGCAGACGCATCCAGCAATCGCACCGGCCTGCCAACACCTGGAGGTGATCCAGAATCCGCCGGTGTCGTGGACGATGCCTGCCGGTCGATGGAGAAGCGGGCGGCAAGGTGGCCTGAAGTTATCGCGCCGGAAGATTTGGCGTCGATGGCAACGCAGGAATTCACACGGGCGGTGCGGTCTATTTACATTTCCGTTTCACGCAGCACCGCAGCGGCCAAAGCAGTGTTGGAACTTGCGGCACCAGAGGAGAACGAAGATGAAGCAGCTTGAACGTAGAACAATTCCGTGTGAGTTTCGAGTCTCCAAGGGTGGCGATAAGACAACCATATTTGGGTACGCCGCTAAGTACGGCGTTCGCAGTGATGACCTCGGTGGGTGGGTCGAGATTCTCGCTCCCGATTGTTTCGCGGCGAACCTCGCGACTTCGCCCGATGTGCGCGCTCTCTTCAATCATGAGCCGAGCGCCATCCTCGGTCGCACCGCAGCCGGTACGCTCACACTGACCAGCGACAAGGTTGGTCTGGCTTACGAAGTGCAGCCGCCCGACACCGCATGTGCCCGTGACCTCATTGTGTCGATGACGCGCGGCGATGTGAACCAGTCAAGCTTCGGGTTTATCTGTACCGACGCGGCTTGGGCCTATGACGCTCTCACCGGCATGGACATTCGCACCGTGAAATCTGCGGACCTTTTTGATGTTTCCCCGGTCACGTTTCCCGCATATTCGCAAGCAACCAGCGGTGTGCGATCTCTCCCCGGCGATATGCCGGTAGAAGTGCGCGCTAAGTTGACCGCAAAGCGTGACGATCCCGACGCCGACCCGAAGGACGATGACCCCGATTGCGAGTGCGATTGTGCTCAGTGCGAAGCCGGGTCATGCGGCTTGTGCAGCAACGACGAGTGCGACGATGAGAACTGCTCTGACGCCTGCAAGGATTCACGAGCGGCACATATCGCCAGCGAGAACCACAAGCGTTGGATTCGCATCGCACTCGCGAAGCACGCAGCTTAAACATTTTTAGTTTCACGTAGGTTGGATGCCGCCACTTGATGGCCGCGTTCACTCGCAGTCGTCCGCCTACAGCGAAGAGTCATGTACCGACATACATGGTGTCCCGCACAGCAACAAAATTCGAACCCAAAGGAACACCTTATATGACTCTCCAAGAGATGCACGAAAAGCGCACCAAGCTGCTGCATGATGCACAAGTCATCATGTTGCAGGAAACCGTTACGGCAGAGAACCGCGCCTCAGTAGACGCGATGCTTGCCGATGTGGATGTCCTCGAAGCTGACATCGCTCGTAGTGAGCGTGTCGCTGTCGTTGACACCGAGAACCGCTCCACTCGCAGCCTGCCTCGTGCAGTACCCGGTGCCAACGCCGATAATTCGGTTGAAGCCCGCAACGACCGCCAGAAGAACGCCTTCGATAAGTTGATTCGCGGCGGTATTCAAGGTCTGAACGCCGAAACTCGTGAGCGTTTTGCTTCAGTTGAGCAGCGTGACATCATCGAAGCTTCCACAGGCGGAACCCTGATTCCTCAGGCGTTCTATCCTGAGTTGCTCGAAGCTGAAAAGGCTTGGGGCGATTTGCTCACCATCGTCAAGCAAATTAAGAGCGACGACGGTCGTCCAACGAAGTACGCAATGAGCAACGACACGTCCGCCGTCATGTACGAAGAAACGGAAGGCACCGCAGATGCGAACGCCGCCGAAGACCCAGTTCTGACCGGCGCGTTGATTAACACGTCTCTGCTCAGTTGCCCCCCGATTCTGGTTGGCTGGGCTGAGTTGCAAGATAGCGCATTCGACATCACGTCGTTCGTGCGGGACATTCTCGGCAAGCGTTATTTCCGCTCTTTGTCCGCGATGTGCGTCAATGGCTCCCCTTCAGGCAACATCGCCAGCATCCTCACGGGTGTGGCGGCTGCTGCTCCTGTGAACGCGGCTGTTTCTGCCACGGTAACTTACGTCGATATTGCTGCACTGTTCGGCGCCCTCGACCCAGCCTACATCCCTAACTCCACCTTCGTGATGAACTCCACCACTCGTGGCGCTTTGTTGGGCGAGGTCAACACATTGGGTAACCCGATCTTCACGCCTTCGGCCAGCGTAACTGCTGACCCGTTCGGTTCGTTGCTCGGTCGCCCCGTGAAGCTGGTGCAGGCGCTTCCTAATATTGGTCTAGCCTCGCCCGTCACTGCAACATACCCCATCCTGTTCGGTGATTTCAACGCGGGATACCTGCTTCGGACTGTCAACCCTTCGTTGTCCGTAAACGTCCTCAAGGAACTCTACGCTGCTCAGTTCGCGACCGGCTTCATCCCGTTTGCCCGTGCAGGCAGCGCGTTCATTTCTCCCGGCGGCACTCACGCCATCATCGGCCTCAAAACCGTTTAACCCAGATGGGGCTCTCGAAACATCGGGAGCCCCGTCGATCTTTTCAAGCCGTCAGGTACAAGCCCATGCCACTGAGTTATAAACAACTGTCGCAGCCAGTCGTCGAGCCCGTGACCCTTGCAGCAGCGAAGAGTCAGTGCGTCGTGGACGTAAGCATGACTGCTGACGACGATCTCATAGCGGGCTTGATTATCGCAGCGAGACAATACTGCGAAAAGAAAATGCAGCGGGCGATCTTCAATCGCAACATGCAACTTTCAATGGATTATTTTCCATATCCGAATTTCGGTTCCACGGTCGGCGGTCATCGCAAGTTTCCATTCTTCTCCCGCTACTGGGAAGAACTTGCGATCCGTCTTCCGTTTCCCGGATGCGATTCGGTCACGAGCATCAGTTATCTCGACCAAAACGGCACGCTGCAAGAGCTAGACCCCGCGACCTATACCACGGACAAGAATTCGGAGCCAGCGAGAATTTTCCCAACCTCGCTTCTCTACTGGCCTTGGTGTCAGAACTTCGTGCCGGGTAATGTGATTGTCGTTTGGGTCGCGGGCTCATACGGCGATGGCGTCGAGGTCAACAACTGTCCGCAGACCATCGTTCAGGCCATGATGTTGCTCATTTCTTTTTGGTACAACAAC